TGTTCGAGCATGGAAATCATTTGGTTCAGGATCCTTATTTGGAGAGGGAACGCAAGGAACATTCAGTTTAACTAATGATAACGCCGATAGAGGTTCAGGCACAACTGGTAGGTTTGCTAATCCTTCGGGCTCGATGCGCGTAGTATCTAATACATCTTTATCATCAATTACTAGTACTACTGATATTAACAACGCAGGGATATGGACTAGAGATGAGCATTTTCAGATTACTCAAGTGCCTGATAATGCTGTGACTGCTAAGGTTGGAATGAAATGTAGAGTTAGAAGAGATGATAAGCTTAGACCTTTAAATTGGTGCGGATTTTATGTTTGGTCAGAAAATTCTAGTGCTAAAAGCCGAATTGTCGATTATTGCCGTATACGTAATACTAGTGGAAATACGACTGTTCCAACTGGATCTTTAACTGGTGATCCTGCAGAATATAATTGGAATGGATCATCACATCACAATACAGCTGGTGCTTTATGTGATAATTTATCGACACTGAGCTTAGGACGAACTTGTGCTGCGTTTACTCCGACTGCAGTGACTGCTACTGAAAAATTAACTATAGATCAAGACGACATCGAAGGTTGGACGGATCTTGAGTTTACGATAACATTACAAAGTGGCACTAGTCGTTCACTCGGATTTGCATACTTCTTTGCTGAAAATGCCACTTATAAACATGCAGCAGATGGAGTAAACAGTGGTGGTTTTGATGTATTTGAACCATACGTTACTTTCCATACGTAGGAAATAAACTATGAAAATAAAAGCAAAAATATATACTGATCAACAGAATTTAACTAGAGCACAGGAAGCTGTAGATATTGTTAATGAATATGTTAATGGAAATGATATCACGTATCCATGGTTGTTATTTAAGTTTGAAACTGAAGTAAAGGTTCTAGGTGTGGATTTTATCGAGACTGATATGTTAAGTTTATTTCCAGACTTTAATGAATACCCGAGAATAACGCTGTCACAAAATGATGAATTAGCAAAATACAGCAGTAAATTCATCTTAGATACATTAGGATCTGCACTAAGAAATTTGCATGCTAGTATATAGATACATATAAATAAAGGTATAATACAAAGTATAGGAAAAAGTTATGGCCGTACCAAATTCAAGACCAACATTAATCAAATACTGCAAGAGAGCGTTAGGCGCACCTGTAGTAGAAATTAATGTCGATGACGATCAAGTAGAAGATCGTATAGATGAAGCCTTACAATTCTATCAAGAGTATCATAGCGATGCAATTGAAAAAGTCTATCTAAAACATCAGATTACTCAAACAGATATCGATAATGGCAAACTAGCTGTTCCGGTCGGGATATCTATAGGTTCTGGTATTACAAGTGTGACTAAGGTATTCAACCTGACTCCTAATGGTGGCGCGTCATCTAGTAATATGTTTAACTTTGATTATCAGATGGCTTTAAATGATATGCATAATCTACAGTATCATAGCGGTTTAGTTGATTTTGCTATGAATCGAATGCATAATGAAATGTGGCAGATGTTAACAGACGACGATGATAAACAGTTTGATTTTAAACGTCATCGTAATACTATTGTCATGCACATGGATTGGGATGAAGCTACTGTAGGTCAATACTTAATTTTTGAAGCATATAAGATTTTAGATCCAGGAACTTACTCTGATATCTACAATGATTATTATCTAAAACGATACGCAACTGCTCTTATTAAACAACAATGGGGTGTCAATCTTTCTAAGTTCGAAGGTATGGTTATGCCAGGTGGTGTATCGTTTAATGGTCGTCAGATCTTTGATGATGCAAGAGAAGAACTAGAAAAACTTACAGAAGAAGCGAGATTAAATTGGGAAATGCCAGTTGATTTCTATACGGGATAATATATGCCACGTAATGTATACTTTAGTCAAGCTGTAAAGTCTGAACAGAATCTATATGAAGATTTAATCATTGAATCTTTAAAGATTTTTGGTCAGGATGCATATTACTTGCCTAGAACAATTATAAACCGAGATGAGATATTCGGTGAAGACTCTTCATCCTCATTTAACGATGCGTTTATGATTGAAGCTTATATCGAAAATAGTGATGGCTTTGAAGGCGATGGTGATCTATATAGCAAGTTTGGTCTTGAAATAAGGGATGAAGCTACTTTTATCATATCTCGAAGACAGTGGCAAAAATTCATTGGTACTCATTACAGCGTTGATAGTTATCCAAAACCTGATGAAGGTGATTTAATTTATCTTCCTCTAAGCAATAGTTTCTTTGAGATTAAGTTTGTTGAAGAAGAACAGCCATTCTATCAGCTATCTAACTTACCAGTTTATAAACTTAATTGTGCTCTATTCGAATATAATGATGAAGACATGGAAACTGGTGTTGCGACAATTGACACGACTGAAGCGAAGAATGCATATCAAGTTACATTGCGTGTTGGATTCACTGATGATAATCATTTCTCTATTGGTGAGACTATTACACAAACTGTAGCAACTGGGATTACGGTCTTCGGTGAAGTGCAAACAGTCACTAACACATCAAATACTAAAGATGAAATTACAGTATCTAATATTGGTACTATAGATACAACAAATGCTGCGACTGCTACAGATTCGTTTAGAGACTTCTTAGTGACTTCTGGATCGGCTGGATTCTCTACTAATCTAGTTGGTTCTGAAACTGGGTTCACATGTACACTTAGTAATGTACTATTAGGCCAGTCTTTCCCAGATGATGGACAAAGTAAGAATATTCAAATTGAGCAAGAGGCTGATAATATTATTGACTTTGCCGAATCTAATCCATTCGGCGATCCATCGGAGGCTAACTAAATGCTAGGTTCGCATTTCTATCATGCTACAGTTCGTAAATCCGTTGCGGTCTTTGGCACAATATTTAATAATATAAGAGTTGCTCGTAAAAAAGGTGATGGTTCTCTTATTAATCAGATAAAAGTTCCATTAGCGTATGGACCTAAGCAGAAGTTTTTATCACGAGTTGATACCGAAACTGGCCAGGATGCGTCAATAGCAATTAAGCTTCCTCGAATGTCTTTCGAAATAACAGGCATAGAATTAGATACATCTAAAAAACTTGGCAAAAGAGCTCAAATCATTGAGCCAGGAACTACTGGTACTACGACACAGCGTAATAGCATCAAGCAGTTTGTTCCATATAATATTAACATGCAATTAAATATTATGGCAAAGAATCAAGATGATGGTTTACAAATACTTGAACAGATACTGCCATACTTTCAACCAGAATATACTGTATCAATTAAACCGGTTGATGACTTTACTACATTTAAACAAGACGTACCGATTATACTAGGTTCAGTATCTTTTGATGATCAATATGATGGCGATTACAATAGCCGAAGAGTGTTGATTTATACATTAGACTTTACAATGAAAATGTCGTTTTATGGCCCAGTTAACAATGATAAAGTTATTAGACAAGTCAATATTGATTTTACTGAAAAGGCAAATAGCACAAATAATCTATCTGAAATGGATATAACAATCGGTGCTAATGATACAGAGTCTTCATTTACTGTGACAACTACTATTGATAATACCGACTTTGAGTAATTACTATGATTGATAAAAAGGATGCTTTTAAAAAATCTTTAGAAAAGAATCTCCCAGCAGAAACAAAACATGCTAAGGTAGATGAAGAGCTAGAGTCCAAAAAGGATATAAACGACGACTATACTTTCTCACGTGATACTTACAAAGATCTTATAAGTACAGGTATGGGATCATTGGAAGCGCTCGCTGAAATAGCTCGTGAATCAGAACATCCTCGAGCGTTTGAAGTATTAGCAAAATCAATTAAAGATATTGGTGATGTAACTGATAAGCTTATGTCATTGCAAAAAAACAAGCAAGATCTAGTTGGAAAGAAAGAAGAAGAAACAAGTAAAATAACAAACAATAATATGTTTATAGGTAGTACTACTGATTTGCAAAGAATGCTACTAGACAATGATGAAAAAGTGATTAATGGCGATACTAAAGAATAACGAATTTGGTTATCTGGGTAATCCGAACGTCAAAAGAGATGGAGTTGAAGCTCAGTTTACGTTAGAGGAAATCAAAGAATATCAGAAATGTATGAAGGATCCTTCGTACTTTGTTGAAACTTACGTTAAGATAATATCTCTTGATGATGGCTTAGTGCCATTTAATCTTTATGACTATCAACGTAATATGTTTGATCATTTTAATGAGAATCGATTCTCAATCATATTGGCATGTCGACAGTCTGGTAAGTCGATATCATCTGTAGGTTATCTCTTATGGTATGCTATATTTCATCCTGAAAAGACTATTGCTATACTTGCAAACAAAGGTGCGACTGCTAGAGAAATGTTGGCTCGAGTTACTCTTATGTTAGAGAACTTACCATTCTTTTTGCAGCCAGGATGTAAAGCATTAAACAAAGGTTCTATAGAGTTCAGTAATAATTCAAAGATTATAGCAGCGGCCACTTCTGGTAGTTCTATTCGTGGTCTATCGATTAACTTATTGTTTCTTGATGAGTTTGCGTTTATCGATAATGATGCTACATTCTATACATCAACATATCCTGTTGTATCATCTGGTAGAGATACAAAGATTATCATTACTTCTACAGCTAATGGTATCGGTAATGTGTATCATAAACTATGGGAAGGCGCTGTCACTAAGACTAACGAATTTAAACCATTCCGTGTTGATTGGTGGGATGTTCCAGGTCGAGATGAGAAGTGGAAAGAGCAAACAATTGCTAATACTTCGCAGATACAGTTCGATCAAGAGTTTGGTAATACCTTTCAAGGAAGAGGTAGTAGTCTGATATCAGCCGAAGCTTTATTAAATCAAAAAGCACAAGATCCAATACACATCAAAGAAAACACATACATATATAAAGAGCCAGTTGATGATCACAACTATATAATGATAGTTGATGTCGCAAAAGGAAGAGGCCAAGATTACTCTACATTCAATATCATCGATACATCAGTAAGGCCTTTTGATCAAGTCGCAGTATTTAGAGATAATAATATATCTCCTTTGCTATTTCCAGATGTAATATATAAATACGCAATGTCATATAACGAAGCATACGTGATAGTTGAATCAAACGATCAAGGAGCTGTAGTATGTAATGGTCTATATTATGATCTAGAGTATGAGAATCTATTCGTTGAATCTACTATAAAGGCTGGCGCGATTGGTGCAACTATGACTAAACGTGTGAAACGTATTGGTTGTTCTACCCTAAAAGATTTTATCGAACAAAAGAAATTAAACATTGTTGATGCAAATACTATTATTGAAATGAGTACATTTGAAGCAAAAGGAAATTCATTTCAAGCATCGGGTAATAATCATGATGACTTAGTTATGAATCTAGTAATGTTTGCATGGTTTGCTACAACAGATATATTCAACGGTATTACTGATATTGATATGAAAAACATGTTATACCGAGAACAGCTTAAAGCAATACACGACGATCTGCTACCGTTCGGCTTTATTAGTAATCCTGCCGATGAAGAAGTCGTAGTCGAAGTCGATAATAATGGCGAACAGTGGATTGTGCAAGAACCTATCTATGATCGTTAATATTGAAATTATGAATGTTATAAATAATAGTAATTGAGTAAGTATCGCATTATGTACAACACACTATTTAACCCTTTGATGAGGACATAAGAATGGCATTTCAAGTATCGCCCGGTGTCGAGGTAAAAGAAATCGACGCAACAAATGTGATCCCTGCAGTAGCTACCAGTATTGGTGCAACCGCGGGTATCTTTAGGTGGGGGCCTGTAAACCAAATTAGAACAGTCAGCTCAGAAAAACAACTGACTGAAGTATTTGGAACCCCTTTAACTACAGATTCGGCGAATTCTTTTTTCCCCGCAGCTGGGTTTTTAAAATATGGATCAACGCTAAGAGTAGTACGCGCTGCTACAACTGGCATAGCTAGTGCAGGAACAGCAGCTGGAGTTACAAATTTACTTAATTCTGACGATTATGATTCTGCAACATACTCGACTAATGAATGGATTTCACGTCATCCTGGACTTTTAGGAAATAGCATTAAAGTTATATGTGCTGTTCCTGGCACTGATGCTGCAGCAGCAACTCCCGATGATCAATTCTTTAATGCTGGCTTTGCTGACTATAGAACATATTTTAATGGCGCTCCTGAAACTTCTGACTATGCGACTAGTGTTACTGGCGCAGTAGTAAATGACGAAATACACGTTGTAGTTATTGATGAAGATGGAGAGATTACAGGAACTAAAGGTACAGTTCTAGAGACATTTGGTTACTTAAGCCAAGGTACAAATGCTAAATCCTCTGACGGAACAAGTAATTATTTTAAAGATGTAATTAATGCAAAATCAGAATATATCTGGTTTGGTCGAGGTACGTCAAGAGCTGCTAAAGCAGGAACTCCTACACTAATTGCCAATGGCATGACTCCAATTGCAACTCAAGCCGATGCTCCTTCAGCATTAAGTTTGACAGGCGGTGTTGATGGAACATTTAGTTCGGGTTCGATTCAGACTGCGCTTGATCTATTTGCTAATGATGCATTGGTAGATATTAACTTGCTATTTGCTCAAGGTGATGCTGCTTTTGCTGATACTGCTATTAACCAAAAACTAATTAGTATTGCAAACGCTCGTAAAGATATCGTTTCATTCGTGTCAGCTCCATGTGCAGTTAGTAAAGTCGCAAATCCTATGAGTACTACAGAGGGTGTGTTTGGTTACTTTAGCCAAAGTGGCGTTTCAACTTCGTCTTCATACGTATTCAGCGATTCTTCTGCATTATACGTCTATGATAAGTATAACGATATCTATCGATATGTTACTGCAAATGGTCATGTTGCTGGTCTTTGTGCCAATACTGATCGAGTAGCAGATGCTTGGTTCTCTCCAGCTGGTCAAAACCGTGGACAAATCCTAGGTGTTACTAAGCTAGCATTTAATCCGACTAAATCGGAACGAGATGATTTGTACCGAGCTCGTATCAATCCACTTGTAGCTTTCCCTGGTTCCGGTCTCCAATTGTTTGGTGATAAGACTCGATTAGCTAAACCAAGTGCATTTGATCGTATCAATGTTCGTAGATTGTTTATTGCATTAGAAAAAGCAATTTCAACTGCCTCAGAAGCACAGCTTTTCGAATTCAATGATGAATTTACTCGAGCTAACTTCCGTAACATGGTAGAACCATTCTTACGTGATGTTAAAGGTCGTCGTGGTATTACTGATTTCTTGGTAGTATGTGATGAGACAAATAATACAGGTGGTATAATTGATCAGAACCGTTTTGTTGCTGATATATTCATTAAACCTGCACGTTCAATTAACTTTATTACATTAAACTTTATCGCTACACCTACGGGCGTCGAGTTTAGTGAAATTGCTGGTCAATAGGAGTAAATAACAATGGCTATTTTAGGTGTAGATGACTTTAAGTCAAAACTAACAGGAGGTGGTGCTCGCGCCAACATGTTCAAGGTAACATGTAACTTTCCTGGTTATGCCCAAGGGGATGTAGAACTTACTTCTTTCTTGTGTAAAGGCGCTCAGTTGCCAGCTTCTATAATTGCTCCGATCACGGTTCCTTTCCGTGGTCGACAATTACAAATTGCTGGTGATCGTACATTTGAACCATGGAGCATTACAGTAATCAATGATTCTGAATTTGTAATCCGTGACTCATTTGAGCGTTGGATGAATGGTATTAACCAACATAACAACAACGAAGGTCTTGTT